CGTTCTTGGTCTTGCGCATCACATGGGTCACTCGTTCTGCGGAGCGAGCACCAGAGGAGCCATAGGGGATAACGATGTCTTCAGCAGGACAGAAGATGGAAACCTGCCGGCCCAAATTGGGATCGAAGTACACCTTTTTGAACGCGGAGCCAGCCAGCCCCAAGTTGAACAGCATGCGCTCATGCTCTGGGCGGTACTCGGGCATTCCGTCAACCAACTGGAAGTTCATGTCGGTGCGAACGCGCTCGGCGGCATCTTCCTTGAGTTTGTCGATTGCACCAATGATCTGCGTCTTGACCGGGCCTTGGGCGGGGAAGGTCTCAATGATGGTCTCTGACTGGAACCTCACTGCGGCTTCAGTCAACAGGGTAGAGAAAACTCCGCAAGCTCCAGTCCAAGGCTCGGTGCGCTCCTCATACTTCATGCCAAGAACCTCAAGGCCCCTGACATACATCTCTACCCAGTCCTTGCGAGAAGCGATGTCGGACTCAACCTCGCCAACCAAATCAGAGCCCAGCTTCTCGAGCTCGCCCTCATCCATGAATTCAGCCAAGTTGGCATCAAAATCAGGCTCATCATCTTCTGGCATCAGATCAATGGCAATGCCATCAATCCCAATTTCAAGACCTTCCGGGTCTTCAATCATGATCTCAACCGCAGGGGTGTCGTCCTGCACAATGTCTGAGAAATCAAGACCCTCTGGGGCCTGTGCGAGGGATGAAACCATGCTGCTCGTTGCCATATTTGATCCTAATAGAATGCGGCTCTACGCCGAAAGGACAAAGGTTCGTCCTGCTCGTCGGATTCTAGTCTCAAGAACCCGCCTTGTCGAAATCTGGTGATAGCCATAACAGCCGTGTCAGCCAAGTCATCGTGGGCCGCGTTAGGGAAAGCCGCCATCTGATCAATCACTTCTCTGGCCCATCTAGTATCCGGTGCCCACACCTTGCCAGCTTGGAAAATAGCAGACACCGTATTCATCCGGGCGATCTTGTCGTTCGACTGCTGACGTGTACCCCGACTTGGGGTGTACCCCCGAATAAAGATGTCGGCCTGCTGGTTCAACTCTTGGATCAATGATGCCCCTGCAGCCTTAGCTTCAATGATGCAGTCATCTGGCTCCCACTCAAGATAGTGCGCCCGAGCTTTTTCCTTGAGCTCGGGAAACTCCATCCGCTTTTGAAAAGCATCCAGCAAGATAATGTTTGCGTTGTTCGGGTCCTCATCCATATAGAACACACCCCAAGTGGTGCAGGCCGAATAGTCCGACCGCTCGTTTTTCGTAAACGCCGTGTCCCATGCTTGGATGATGAACTCACACCTCGGTGGATCATCCCTCTCCCAGATTTTCCACCAGTCGCGCTTAACAATAGCACCCTCTTCGCCAGTTGGCTGCTGCTGGTACTGCGCATTCCACTTGGCCGGAGCCAGTTCTTCCTTCAGCGCCTCAAGGAGTTCAAGGGACCAGAACTCAGGCCATAAGGGATTACCAGAGGGAAGAATGGCCGGGAACTCAATCACCCTCCACTCGTCTGTCTTGTTCCTCTCGCCCGCTTCCTTCAAAACTCTCCCAATGAGGTCATTCTCACTCCAGCGGGTCGCAATAATGATGATCGCCCCATTAGGCTGAAGTCGCTGACGCGGGCCAGAGGTGTACCACTCATACGCCTTGTCATATATAGAAGGGTCATGCGCCGCTAAGGTCGCCTCCCCTTCAGTATGAGGATCATCAATGATGACCAGATCGGCCCCCCGGCCAGTCATCGTTCCACCTACGCCAATAGCAAAGTATTCCCCCACCTCATTTACAGCCCACCGGCCAGCCGACTTCGAGTCCTGCCGAATATTCGTGCTCGGAAACACCTCGTGGTACTGCTCACTCATCACCAAGTTCCTGACCTTACGTCCGAAACCAACGGCCAGTTCGCCCGTGTTCGACGCCTGCATCACCTTCTTGTCAGGAAACTTCCCAAGAAACCACGCCGGTAGCATATAAGAACCAAACTCAGACTTTGTATGCCGTGGCGGCATAGAAATTGCTAGGCGCTTTAACTTTCCCGAGGCTATATCCTCAAACGCCTTAGCCACAACCGCATGATGCCGCCCATGGATAAACCCCGGCCACATCTTCCGTACAAAAGCCATAAATGACGCCTGACACTTCTCCCTCTCCACCGCAGCCTTGTACTCAGCCACCTGCTCCATCAGCTTCTCCTGCTCATGAATCGGCAACTGCGCTATCAACGCCTCCAAGTTCTCGTTCACTCAAGCTCCTTTAAGTTCTTGTAATTCACCCAAGCCGGACGTATCGTCCTTCCCACCCCATCTATCTTCTTCACCACCCCCAACTTCACCAACCTCTCCACAATCTTCACCGTACTCCCCATCCCCATCTTCCCCCTCACATACGCTATATCCCGTATGGTCGGCGAAAACCCATACTTCTTCCACCACTCATCAATCACCATAAACACCTCCTTCTGCGCCGGACTCATACCCACCTCCATACACTCATCCCTCGTAGGATCGCTACGCCGAATTTTCATGTCCCTGTGGATAACTTTTTTTACGCAACCTCCACGAATAGGTTGCCGCGTTGTTTTCGTAATCATCTGGACACTCCAACTAGAACTATTTATCTCACCACGTTTTTTGCAGGACTGCCTATTTTTTAAGCAATATACCCCCGGGGGTCATGTTTCAAACGATGACGGGGGGGTCTCCTGTGTGGAGGGGGGTGGGTCTAGTTCGTGTGGAATAGATGGTTGTTCATGTGGAATGGAAGAAGGCAGAGATTGTTCGTGTGGAATAGTATGCGTATATGCGTGGGACTCCTCATCACCAGCTTGGGGGGTCGGGGATGGGTGGGTGTCGCTGCCGGCCAATTCTCGCATCAGGTCATCCGCCTGAGCATCGATGACGTGAGCATCGATTGCGCTGGCATTGCTCAGTGCTTTGAGCTGAGCCATGATCGAAGCGCGTGCATCCTCAGAGCTTGTGATGGTGCGAACTTCTTTGCGCTCAGTGAAGGCCGCGACTTCTGTAACGGTGCCCAAGACCTTAGCCGCTGCCGTGATTTGACCGGGTTTTGACTCAGGGTCAGTGATCACGCCGACTAGGGATTGAATGACCAAAGCACGCAAGGCCGAAGGGGTTTGATATTCCTGAGCCTTAATCGCCAGTTGCAGCGCTTCGATCTCGTTGGTTATCCGTTGGTCTCTGGTCAATTGATACGGCTCACGTTGCAGAGTGTTCTTCGACTTCACGTTGTAAGCCTTCCGATATGCCCCGGCTTTTGTCTCACCCTTAGCCACTTCTAAGCAGAACTTCTTTTGTTTCCCGGTAAGTTCCCTTGAAACGCTCTTACCCAAGATGTGAGAGACGGGGACAGAGTTGAGCCCTTCGGTTATCTGAGCCCGGGTTAACTTGGCTGGGTTGTTAGATGTTTTCATAGGTGCGATTGTAGGAGAACAGCACGAGAGCCGCTACCGCTTCGCTTTAAACAAGCCCGCGACCACCTCACGCGACCGACAGCGCCACCCGGTCAACTTACCCGACAGCAGGCAAGCACCACCGACACGGCAGGCATCAGCGCACCGCGTCACCCCATAGCCCGAGACTATCAAGCCCGAAAACCGATTAAAAAATACTCGACACAAAAAACACAAATAAGCGCCCTGCCCCCTTCGCACGCACCCCGGAACCTAAGAGAATATCAATCAGGCAGGAATGACCCTGACCTAACACACAGGAGCAAACACCATGCAATCACTCCCCACAGCACTGACCACCGCCCAGCTCGAAGGCATTTTGTCGGCACTGGCAGCAATGCCAAGCGCCACAGTAAACCGCCACCCCGACATCATCACAGTGACAGCCACCCGCAAGAAAACGGGCGAGACCGTTAAGGTTTTAAGCGCAGCCACCACCAACGGCCAGCAATGGCACGTTATGACAGCCCCCGGACTTATCACCACCACCACCACGAAAGCCACAGCATGAAAAACGCATACACAAACAATGGTTACACCGACCGCGCCGACTATCTCGAAACATTGTGCGAGGACTACCCGCCCGAGGTTGTCCACACGCTCGCCGACCTACTAGGACCCGATGAAGACTTTGATGGACTGGTAACAAGCCTCGAAGACTTCGCCGAAGGATATTGACCAACCCAGCCCGGACACAGAGCCGGGCACCACAGGAACCCACCACATGACCACAGCCGACCATATCCGCACCATAGCCGCCCGCCTTATCGGTTACCAGACCCAAGGCCACGGATTCACCAAAATACACCACAGCCTGACCCTAAAAAATGCTTTGCAATGGGCGCACTGTTACGACCGCGCCACCGTGACCC